GACATAGTTCAAGCAGGAGCAAACCTTACTAACACTGAGGTAAAAATTGTTAGAGATATTGTAAGTGAACCTAACTTTTTTAACATTGCTACAAACACTTATATTAATAAATTAAATACTTTGATTAAAGAATTAACAGTTAAAGAAGATCAATATTTACGACAAAGAGACATATTACCTGTAGGTCAGCAAGCAACTTTTAAAAAATACAACCCACAGGCAAAAGGTAAATTAGTAAGTGAATAATGGCAAAACTTTACAGTTATGAAACTGATGAGGTTTTGACCCTCCCAGATGAGGAGGTCAATTCTCTTGTTCTAAGTGGGAGTCACTCTTTCCTGAAAGGAGATAAAGTCCATATCAGGGATGAAAAGGGTGCAGTGTACCAGATCCCTGCAGAAGATGGGTTTGAAGCAATCAAAGACGGTTTCCAGTATGCAGGAGCAAAGGACGTTGAGTTAGCAAAACTAAAAGCATACGTTAGTAAAAGACCCGGCACCGCATTTGGTCTGGGAGCACTTAGAACTCTTACCTTTGGGTATTCAGATCAAGTCCTGCAGGATGCAGGTATTTCTCCTGAGACCATCAAGGCATACCGTGATGAAAACAGATTCTCCACAGTCACAGGTGAGGTTGGTGGACTTCTAAGCAAGTTCACTCCTGTAGGTGGAGCAATGGCAATAGGTAAGTCCATTGCCAAGAGTGCTCTCAAAGGAAAGATTAAAGGAAAGGTTGCAGGAGATGTGGTGGAGGGTGCAATTGCAGCAAGTCCTATTGCAATCTCAGAATCCATTCTTAACGAAAAACCAAACCTGTCTGCAGAACAGATCATGGCAGGAGCAGGGTTTAACTTTTTGGGAAACAACATTGTCAGACTGATTGGCAAGGGTGCATCAGTAACCAAGCAAAAAGGAAAGTCTTTAGCAGATCATCTCTACTTCAGATCTATAGGAGCACGGACTCCTGAGTACAACAAACTGACTAAGTTTGGAATGAACAGGGAACGTACAGGTCAGATTGGAAGAAGGATGAGAGAACTGCAGGAGCAGGGTTCAATCAAGTCTCTGGCAGACCATGAGGATATTCTCAATCAACTGCAGGACACTCTGATTCCAGAGACAGGACAAAAGCTTAATGATGTCTTAAAAGAAGTCAGAAAGGTCCAAGGGAACAGGTATTTAGTCAATACAGGTGAACTTGCAGACAGAATGAAATTAGAGATCAGACAGTCTTTTACTGATGCCACAGGACAGGCAATTCCTGAAAGTGACCTACCCAGAGCAGTTAAAGATCTACTCAAGAAAGCAGACACAGAAATCGATGAGATCCGTAAACTTCCTGATCAAGATTTCTTTGGATTAGAAACTCAAAAACGTCTGTATTCCAAACTCAAGAACTGGACTAAACCTTTTCCAAATACATCTGTTTCTGATGGGATGGACAGAATCTATGGGTCCATGTCTAAAGTCCTTAGAGAAGAATCTGAGAATGTTTTGGAGCAGGTTGAGAGAGATCTGATTGATGAAGCAGATAAAGGTCTGTTTGAAACATTTAAGCAACTCAAAAATGACTATGGAGATCTCAGAGACATGGAAATGTTGATGAGTGCATCTGTCCGTAGAGAAGCAGTCAATAACACTTTTGGACTGACCTCTATGAACTTGGGTGCAGGTCTGGGAGCAGGAGGAGTTGCAGCAGGAGACACTATTTTAGGAAGTCTGGGAGGTGGAGCAGCAGGGTTGCTTACAGGTGCAGTCTTGAGAAAGTTGGCAAAAGACAAAGGAGAACTGATTGCTGCTAGGACATTGGACAACGTGCTTGATATGTCAGGAGCATTGGGCAACCTTTCAAGGACTCAAAACATTATGGTCAAGTCAGTCAAAGCACTGATGAAAGGAACACAAAAATCTGTGCCTGTAGTTGCTGCCAGAACTTACCCAGACAGAAGCACTACCAAGAACCAACTCCAAGACTTTCTAAGAATGAGACAGGATCTGGAAAAGGTTATGGGAAGTCAGGATTCACTAATGGCAAGCATTGAACAGGCAATGCCTAATATGCAGGGTAATGAAAAAGTTCAGGGTGCAGTCATGCAGACCTTGGCAAGAGGGATCTCTTTCTTACACACAAAACTTCCTGTAAACCCCTTGGCAGGTATGGAACTCACCATGCCTGATAAACCCTATACTCCAAATCCTGCAGAGGTTGCCAAGTTTATGAGATATGAGGAGATCGTAAACAATCCCCTTGGAGTCTTAGATCACATTGCAAATGGGACACTTACTTCAGAGCACCGTGAGACAATGGTGAGTGTTTATCCTGAACTTTATACAAATATCCAAGAAGAAATTCTGAAAGGATTGGCACAGGGTAAACCTAATATGACTCTACCCCAGAAGATCCAGTTATCCATCTACCTAAACAAACCTGTGGACCCCACCATGAACTATTTGGCTAAGTTCCAAGAGAGCTTTATGCCTGATGAGGAGGGAGGTCTTGCCATAGGAGACAGGAAGATTTCAGGACTACAGGAACAAGCACAGACAGATATTGAGAGAATAGGATGAGTGGTCATCACCCACCTTCACCAGAGGCATTTATGGAGCTAGAACAAGCAATGGTTTTGATAGAGAGAATTGGACTCCCTGCAATCATTATTGCAGTCATGTGTTATTACGTTATGCAAACCCAAAAATCACACAGAGAAGAGATTATACGGTGGGAAGAGAAAGACACTCTGGGAGACACCAGACTAATCGATGTAATTAAAGAACAGAATAAGATGAATGCAGGTACTGCACAGGCATTAAATGATTTAAATACCAGTAACAAGGATGTGACTAAAAGTAATGAAAGATTGGCATCTGAAATCAAGGGAATGGCAGAAGCACTTATGGCAAGAAAACGATAATGGCTAAAGAAACAAAAACCACAATAGAGACAATCACTGATCCTCCTAAACCTGAGAAGCATATTCCTACAGTCAATGAAAGAATTCAGATAGTCAGGTTCTGGATTAGAGCAATCATTGCACTTTGCAATATCTCAGTTTTGGCAGGGATCATTTTTTATCTTCTGACTTTGACAGATTCTGTGCCAGAGACAACGGAGAGAATCCTTCTCATAATCGTAGGACCGTTAATTTTGACTGCAGGAGCAGTAAGCAAATACTTTTTTGAGTCTGGCAATGACCTAGAGGATCACGCAACTGATGGGAATGGTAGTCCTGCAAAAGAAGGACAAAGTGCTTGATCGTATTCTGGAAAATTTTTATGAGCTTTTTAAAACCCCTAATAATGAAAGAAAGGAACCTATGCTCAATCTGGTACTCCCATTCGTGGCTAATATGCTGCGTGACTTTGTAATAGACGAAGCAACAAATTTTGGTAAGCAGGAACTGGAAAAACACTTGGATAAACTTCCTCAAGATGTCAGGGAAGCTATTGATAGTGCAGTCGATGGTGATAATAGCCATGCTCACAAGAAGTTGCTTGATATGGTCAAGTGACACAGTAGCTATGAATCTATCCAAAAACTTCAGTTTAAAAGAATTGACTGCATCATCAATTGCAGTCAGGCATGGTGTGGAGGAGCAGTTTAAACCTCCTCCACAGGCAATGGTTAACATGACTGCACTAACACAAAATGTTCTGCAGAAAGTAAGAGATCAGTTTGGAAGTGTCCGTGTGACCAGTTGTTTCAGACACCCTCATGTAAATGAAATTGTGGGGGGGTCTAGTACCTCAGATCATTGTTGCAGTTTCACTAAGGCTGCAGCAGATTTTGAAGTGATCTCAGAGGATGTGAGCAACCTAGAACTTGCTATCTGGATTAGAGATAATCTTAGATATTCACAACTTATCCTTGAGTTCTATAATCCTGATGAGGGTCCAAATTCAGGTTGGGTCCATGTGTCCTATGACTCTGTAGACCAAGATAATAAGATGGAAGTTTTGACTGCTTCCAGAGTTAAGGGTAAGGTGAAATATACACCGGGGTTGCCAG